ATCCTCGCCAACGAGGCGGATCGTTTTCAGATCGAGGACGCGCTGCTCACCCCCGTCATCGACTCGCAGGGCAACCCGCTCCGGCGCGTCCCGGTCACGGGAATCATCTACTACAACGGCGCGACGGTCACGAACGGCGTCAAGTCGTACGTCTACCCCGGCGTCACGGCGGGCAAGTGCTATTTCATCATGCCGCAGCTTCGCATGAAGGAGCTTGTCCACCACGACCTGCGGATCGACATCGGCCCTGCCGACATCTCGCGCTTGATCGAGGGACAGCAGGTCGCACGCGCACGTCGCGGCCTCTACCTGGACATTCCCAACTCCGTCGAGGAAGTCACACTCGCTACGTCACCGACGTAGGAGTGAAAAAGATGGGGAGTTGCCGACGAGGGGTTTGCCCGAAGCCCCTCTAAGGCTCTCTCAGGTTTCGGATGACCTGGAAGCCGTTTTGGCGCTCGCTGGCCGTGAGAGAGGCTTACGTGGCCTTGTGGGGCCGGTTGCGACCGAGGAAGACGACCGAAAAACCGGAAGGGAGGAATAAATGGCCAAAAAGGGCGCAGGAGGGCCGTACAAGGCGCTGACGTACCTGCATCTTCCCGTGATCGAGAAAGATTTCAAGCCCGGTGATCTGGTGAGCACGGAGGAGTTGGAGGAGGCAGAGCAGGACGACGATGCAATTCAGGCCCTGATCGAAGGCGGCTCACTCGGCGGCGAGGACGACGACGTTCACTACTCGCACATCATTCCCGACGCGGCGATGCCGACAATCGGCACGGTCGTCTCGGACGCACAGCGGCTCGTCAAGGAGTTGGAGGCGCTGAACGAGGAAATCCCTCCGGAGCTTCAGGCTGTCGCCAACCTGGACTACAATCAGCTTCGGACAGACGACGAGGGAAAGTCGGGTGACACGAATGCTTGACACGCTCAAGCACGAGACGATCTGGCTCTGCGAGAAGTGGAGCGAGGAGGCTTGCGATTTCGCGGCTCGCAAGCTGGAGCGGCAGGGGATTTCACACATCCCGGGCGAGCTTCGCGAGATCCGGACACCGACACGGGTGCTGTACGTGCCGAGGCTGATGCCGATTCACGAGGGAATTTCAAGCGCCGTCCTGCGCGAGATCGTCGGTGAGCCGGAGGAGTGCGCCGAGATCAAGGGCAACCTCTTGCTGAACGAGGGAATCCAGCGGTTGCAGGACATGACGATGATCGCGGTCGTGCTGACGAACCAGACGGCGACGAACCCGTGGTCGAATGCGAACGCCTTCACGGGCGTCGGAGACTCGAACACGGCCGAGGCGGCGACACAGACGGAATTGCAGGCTGCGACGAACCGCTTCTACAAGGCGCAGAACGCGACCTATCCGTCGCGTACGAACCAGACGGTCAGCTTCCAGTCGGATTTCACCGGCACGGAGGCGAACTACGTCTGGGCGGAGTGGACGATTTCAGCATCTGCGACGACTGCCTCCGGTGCAGGCTTCACGACCGGCACGACGAACTTGAATCGCAAGGTGGCGGCACTGGGCACGAAGGCGTCGGGAACGTGGACTCTGACGGCGCAAATTACCTTCTCGTAACGGGGGGCATGGGAGGATCGGTACTAGAGTTGCCGATCCTTCCGCCGCGCTGAATGGGAACGACCGCTAACTACGCGCTCCGCTACCCGGAGTTGACCGATCCGCCGAATGTCCAGCCGGATATCAAGAATCTGGCGAACGACGTAGACGCAAAATTGCCCGCAGTACCACTCGGTTCGGCGCTGGAATGGGATTACCTACCGGCTTCGATCCCGACATGGGCGTTGCTCTCGTACGGGCAGGCGATTTCACGAACCACGTACGCCGCTCTGAATTCCCTGGCTTCGGCCGCGTCCTATCCGCACGGCTCTGGCGATGGCACGACAACGTTCAACATCGCAGATAAGCGGGGTAGGATTTCAGTCGGCAAGGACGACATGGGCGGTACGGCCGCAGGCCGGATCACTGCGGCGATTTCAGGGACGGCCGGGACAGTCCTCGGTGCCGCAGTCGGGAATGAAGGAGTGACGCTTGCGGTTGCTCAAATCCCCTCCCACGATCATACCGCTGCAACCAACTACCAAAGTGCAGACCACACCCACAGTGGTAACTCAAGCGGTTCGTCTGCTGATCACAGCCACAGCCTTCCAGACCCAGCTCATGCTCACAACATCACGTACAACTACGGTGACTACGACTGGGGCGCACCAGCAGCGACAGACCAAGGTATCATCGGCAATGTTGGAACGTGGGGCGCGGGTACCGGCATTTACACAGGCGGTGTAAACCAGAACCATACCCACGCTCTAACCACAGGCGGTGTTTCTGCCAACCATACCCACGGAGTTTATGCGCAGGGTGGCGGTGGTGCTCATCTGAACACGCAGCCGACGATCATCTGTAATAAATTTGTGAGGGTGCTCTAGTGGGCACGACGGCGCTTTACGCCTTGCGCTATCCGGAGCTTGCCGATCCGCCGAACGTGCAGCCGGACTTGAAAAATCTGGCGCAGGATATTGACAGCAAGGTGATCGTCGTTCCTGTCGGCTACTCGTTGGAGTGGGATTACGGAGCCGCCCAAATTCCATCCTGGGCGCTTCTCCAGTACGGGCAGGCAATTTCACGGACGGCATATCCGGCGCTCGCGGCGTTGGCCGCTGGAGCGAGCTATCCACATGGGAGTGGTGATGGCTCGACGACTTTCAATATCGCTGACAAACGAGGACGAGCCGCAGCAGGCAAGGACGACATGGGTGGAACCGCCGCGAATCGAATTACAGCCGCAATTTCAGGTACGGCAGGGACAGTTCTCGGAGCCGCTGTGGGTGCTGAAGGTGTTACGTTAGCGGTAGCTCAAATTCCATCGCACGATCACAGTTCCGTCACGAATACTGCCAGTGCCAACCACAGTCACAGTGGCACAACGGGAACTGTAAGCTCAAACCACACGCACGGCTTCGGTGATCCTGGGCACGGCCACAACGTCAGATATTCGCGGGGCTGGCTTGGACAAGCATGTGTCAACCCCTCTCAGACGAGCAACCCAAGTGCCGCTGCTACCTATGGTACTCAGGGAGCGGGTACTGGTACCTCTACATATGGTCAGTCAGCAGACCACTATCACGGTTGGAATTCAGGTGGATCTAGTGCGAACCACTATCACGGAGTTACAGCGCAAGGCGGCGGCGGCGCGCACTTGAACACCGGGCCGACGATCATTTGCAACATGATCGTGAAGGCACTGTAATGGGGACGACGGCGACTTACGCGCTGCGCTATCCGGAATTGGCCGACCCGCCGAACATTCCGAACGACTTGAAAAACCTTGCGAACGACGTTGACGTGAAAGTCCCTGGAATTCCAATCGGAGCTTCGTCGCAGTGGGATTACGGTGCGGCCCAGATCCCAAGCTGGGCACTTCTTCAGTACGGTCAGGCGATTTCAAGGACGACGTATCCGGCTCTGCACTCGCTTGCGTCGGCGGCGGGCTACCCACACGGGAGCGGGGATGGATCAACTACTTTCAACATCGCAGACAAACGTGGTCGCGTTAGTGCTGGCAAGGATGATATGGGAGGAACGGCGGCAAATCGAATTACAGCGGCTATCAGTGGTCAAGCTGGAACAGTGCTTGGAGCGGCTGTTGGTAATGAGGGCGTCACCCTTGCGATAGCTGTAATTCCATCTCACGATCATGGTGCAGCTACGGGTACAATCAGTGCAGATCACTCCCACAACGCTAACACCGGCACTGTCTCTGCTGACCACTCGCATGGAGTTTCCGATCCGGGTCACGCTCACGGAATTGATCGTGGTAGAGGTGCTAACAATGCTGGCTATCCGGCTTCGACTGACCAGGGAGCCAACCAGCAACAGAACGATTGGGGCACAACTGGTTCAGGTACAGGCCAATACGTGAACTGGTTTTCAGCCGACCACACGCACACTCTTTCAACGGGAGGATTTTCAGCGGATCACAACCATCAGGTATATGCACAAGGTGGTGGTGGCTCGCATCTGAATATGCAACCGACGATCATCGTCAACAAGATCATCAGGGCGATCTAGGGAGGGGTAATGTCTGAAATTCTGGAAATTCATCATCTGCTGCTCATGGGCGCAGCGTACGTCGCCGGTTTCTGGATGCGCGGCTGGCGCATCCGCCGTCGCCGGGTATCTCGGAGGGTTGATGCCTAAGTACAAGAACAAATTCGCTGCACAGATGAAGCAGCACCAGATCGACCACTTGACGGAGGACTACGCCGAATTTCTGAAGGACATGGACGCTCAGCACGAGGAGCGGATCAAGCAGATGCGGGAGGAGCACAAGGAGCACAAGGCTCGCCTGATCGAGCAACACGAAAAGCAGAAGGAAGACCTGCTGGCCGACGTGGTGATCGAAGTGAAGCAGAACAAGTCGAAGGAACCGAAGGAAATTGCTCCGGGGATCATCGTTCTTCCGGGTGACTACTACGTCGAAGACGGTTTAACAGGGCCGTTTGGAATTCCAGCCGACGAACTAGAAGTGAACTACGAGAAAGCGTGAAATGAGACTGCATCCCGTCGAGGCACTGCGGAGAATCTGGACACCAGAGCGTGAAATCGATCAGCTTTTTTCAGACCTTTCGCCCGGCACTGCGCTCGACTCGCAGATCCGTGAGTTCTTCTGCCGGATCATCGACAAGTACGGCACCATCGAGCTTGACATTACCGATCCGGTGCCGCCGTTCATGGTCAACTGGCACATTATCCACACGGAGCCGCCGTTTTCACGGCGCAAAATCACAATTTGGAAGGAGCCTCATGCAGGTACAGGTAATGGTTCAGGCAACGGCCACCGATAACCTCACGAAGACGCCAGACGAATTGGCGCAAGAAATCTACGATGCCTGGGGGCTTGAAGAGGGCGACATGGTGACGGTTTCCGTACTGCCGCCGCCACAGATCGGCTCAGTTGGATCTCCACCTGTAATTACTCCTGCTGGCCCGCCGCCGCCTGCATAGTGCCGGTTCCTGACGCGCACAAGAATTTCGCCTACTCGACGGTGCTGACCCCACCGTCTCCTGGCGCGAGCGGAACGAGCCTCGTCGTCCAGGCCGGTGACGGTGTGAAATTCCCGACGCCTCCGTTCAATGTGACGATCTGGCCGATTGGCCAGATTCCGCTCGCGACGAATGCTGAAATCGCTCGCTGTACTGCGATTTCAACCGATACGCTGACGCTGACCCGCGCCCAGGAGGGATCGAGCGCGCGGACGGTCGTTGCGAGCGACCAGATCGCCGCGTCGATCACGGCCAAGACGATCACCGACGTAGAGACGATGATGAGCTACAACGGCGATTTCGTCGCCGGAAACTACGCGGACGGAGATATCGTCGTTTACAACGGAATTGCATATCTCTGCACGAAGCCGACGAACGCATCTCCCGCAGCCTGGCCGGGAGGTGTGACACCGGCTCCTGCCCCGTTCAGCATTGGTTACGGTACGACTTTGCCGGTTGCTCCCACAGATGGTCAGCGATATGTGCTCGTAGATTCTTTAACGGCTCCCAATTGGCAATGGGAATTTCGTTTCAACGCCGGAAACACGACGGCGTACAAATGGGAGTTGGTTGGTGGCTACCCACTTTTCAGCGGGTCGGGAGGAAGCTATACCAACAGTGCGCCGCCTGTAAGTACGTGGTTCGATGTTTCAAATCCCAATCCGACTCTAACCGTTCCTCGCAGTGGCGTCTACTTGCTTGAATTTACGGTCTTTGGTCAATCGCAGGCTACGAGCGGCGGTTACACAATGAGTTCATCTGTTCTTGCTTCAACGTCCGGTCGTAGCGGTGTTCCGCAAATGGCTGGGTCAGCAATTTATTTCTCTGGTCAGATTCCATTTCAGCAGGTGGTGGGATACGTAGCTGGTGAAACACTGAAAGTGCAAGGACAAGTCAATGCTTCCGTTTCAATGACGATGTTCAACGCCTGGATAAAACTCCTACCCCTTAGAGTCGCATGAGCACACCTAACCCTGGGACGACTCCGTGGGTTCCTATGTGGAATCTCAATGGTGGCATGGATCTGCGCTACCAGGGGGATTGGGCCGCAGGAAATTACTACGACGGCGACGTGGTTGTCTACAACGGTGTGCTCTACATGTGCGTGCGCCCAACGTCGGCTGCACCAAAACAATGGGTACAAGGAATTACAACGCAGGGGCCATCTGTGCGCGTCTATCGCAGCACTCAGCAATCAATTCCGAGCGGTGGCTGGAATGCAATTTCATTTGACAGTGTTAGATGGGATCGCGGCCCATCCCTTCATTGGAGTGCATCTCAGCCGACAAGACTTACTTGTCAAGTTGCAGGCACATACGTAGTCTGGGGAGGAACCGAATTCTATAATGCTGCCGCTGGAATAGCCAGAGCGTGTTCTATTTGGTTGAATGGGGCAAACAATTTTCAGGTATATGGCGGGACTCATGGATTTACACCAACTAGTGGAGGCTATCCACCAGCGCAGGCTTCAAATATACTTCAACTCAATGTCGGGGATTACATTGAATTTGTCGTCCAACAGGATAGCGGTGCTGCACTAAATACTGTTGCCAGTGATGCCGGGAGCAATCGGTATGGCGCTGAATTTTCAATGGCTCTCGTTGGTGGAGTGCCTGGGCCACAAGCGCAATTGGCGAGCTACGGGACACAGTTGCCGTCCAACCCCACAGATGGACAAGAGCACGTTCTCGTAGACTCAACAACAAACCCGTCATACCAGTGGAAATTTCGCTATAACGCTGGCTCAACGAGCGCCTACAAGTGGGAGTTCGTCGGCGGTGCGCCTGCGATTAATACGGTCGATACGCAGGAAATGACGACTTCACAAACTTTTGTAAATCTTGCGACGGTCGGGCCGCAATTGGCGATTCCACGCGATGGTGAATACGAGATTTCATGGGGAGCCGGTATTCAAGCACTTAGTTCAGGCGTTGCCTACATGGGAATCAGATTTGGTGCCGCCGCGACGAACAACAACGATGTTGTCTACATGTATCAGGGTACTTCAACGGCAATTGAAACGAATGCCGCACGTACTCGAAAATACACGCTTGTTGCCGGTTCTGGTGTTCCGCCTGGTGGTGGGATTGGCACGGCTTACCGCAATAACAACAACACCACACAATGTTATTTTGCTTACCGTTGGCTACGTGTGCAACCCGTGAGAATTTCATGACTCCACCACTTCCACTTGCCTCGCCTGATCCGGCTGCAACAGACTGGATTCCTCTGTGGAATGTCGGGCCTGCCGTCCCCGTCACACAACCGTCTGTGCGCGTCTACAGAACTACTCCGCAAAGCGTTCCGAATACAACTTGGACTACAATTTCATTCGATGCCGAGCGGTGGGACACAGACAACATCCACGACACCGTAACGAATAACGATCAGTTGGTCTGTCGTACTGCCGGAAAATACATCATTGTTGGGCAAGTTGAATGGGATCCAAGTACAACCGGCGAACGAATTGTTGGCATCTATAGAAACGGGAGTGAAATAAGCCGTGTTCGTGGTCAGCCAAACTCCAACGGCTATATCAATCAAGTCGTAAGTACCGAATATGACTTGGGCGTTGGCGATTATATACAACTAAAGGGTTACCAGTCTCAGGGTACTGCAATAAACGTGGCAGCACAGCCACCGTGGGCCACCGAGTTTATGATGGCTCTTGCCGGTGGGATGCAAGGCCCACAAGGTTTGCCTGGTGCTGGAATTCCAACTCCGGTTGTAAACGGACAGTGGATCAAGGGTAGCGGGGGAGCGGCAGTTTGGCAGCCAATTACATATTCTGACCTGCCAGCCAGCTTGGGTCAGTACAACAACGGCTATTCCAACTATGCGACTGACCTGAACAACTGCACACAGATTGGTTTCTATGCATTTCAACCGACAACCGCAAATATCCCATTTTCGGGTTACGGGACTGTGCAAACGCTGACGTTGTTCGACAACACGAATGTACGACAGATCGCTTATCAGTACAACTCCGAGGCGTCATACAGTAGGCGTCGTAATGACGGTGGCGCTTGGACAGCCTGGTATCGCGGAATTCCCGGTGTCGTTGGCTATGAACCTGCTGCTTGGCCCGGTAATGCTCGTATGCAAACGGGAGTACAGAGTGGAACGGTTGGAGTTGCTGGACACGGAGGAAATGCTGTTACTGTCAACTTGCCGTTCGCATGGCCAAATTCACATCTCTTTTTCATCGCGCAATCTTGGCCTGGTAGCACTTGGGCTGGTTACAGTGGCATCATCTCGTGCCTGGCACAGAACCTCTCTTCGGGGTTAGTCGAATTTGAAAACACTTCTTCAAACAACAATTACACTTTGTACTGGCTCAGCATCGGTTACTAGGAGGACGAATGAATATCACGGTTCAGGTGAGTCTCAGTGAAAAAGACAGATTCGCGATGACTTCCGAAGAAGCCGCTGCACAAGTTCTTCTCGCTCTCAACGGTGACAAGGACAAAGACGTTTGCACGGTGACGGTGCAGATGCCTACGGCGAGTGTTGGTACCCCCGATTTTGTTCCACTGCCTCCTGTCTCAAGTGAGCCTGTAATCTAATTCATGTACGGCGCTAATGCATTCGGCTGGGTTTATCCGGGACAGCCGTTCCTCGCGGCTGGAATTCCGAAATCCGACAGCGATGCTGGCGTCGCTTCTGAAAACACTGCTCTCAAAGTTGTAATTACAACTCCCGAGCCGGGGCAGATCGGCTCGTACGGGCAGTTCCCGCTCTCGTTCCAGACGTACTCGCAGGTTCTCGGCGCGTACCCGACGTACAACGCGATTTCAACCGGGTCTGCGCCTTTGCCGCAGTTGACCGAGACTGCGACGATCAAATTCGGTCTTGCGACGGCGGACACAAACGGGACGACGACGGAGACAGCTTCCGTCGCCTTCCTGCCGGTTGCGACCGACACTGCCACCGGAATCGATACGGCGACGATCAAAGCGCCGATTTTGGTTTCGGATACGAACGGAGCAACGACCGAGACTGGATCGCTCGTCGGTCAACTTGCTGCTACCGATGTAAACGCGGGAATTACAGAAACCGCCTCGTTCATCGGCAAGGAGTCGGATGCGGACGTAAACGGGAGCACGACCGAGACTTTCTCCGTCGTCGCCAAGATCACTGCGACGGACACGAATTCAACGAGCGAGACTGCTTCCGTCGTCGCGAAGGTCAGTGACACAGACGTAAACGGATCGGTGACGGAGAGCGTCAACCTCGCGCGGCAAGTCACCGACACGAATGCTGGAATTACAGAAACGACAACGCTCGTCATCGTGTCGTCGGTCAGCGATGCGATCACGACGACTGAGACAACAGCGGTCGTCGCGAGAGTATCCGACAACGATCCGACCGGGCCTGAAATCGA